ATAACCGACGGCGCAGTGGTTGTGAAGGCCCAGGAGAAGGTGTTTGGTTCCAGAGTTTCGCCGACGGTCGCGAAAGCGCGTTCGGACGGGGAAATGAGCATACCGTAGGTCAGGTGCAGTTTGTAGCCATAGCTCTGACCTTCCAGGTCGTTGCCGAGGACGGTAACGTAGGAAACGCCGAACGGTTTGCGAGTCTGTTGGGACAGTTTGACGCCGGGAATGACCTCCACAGAACCGTCACAGACGGCAAACGCGTCGGGGTACATAAAGGCTTCGATGGTCCCCTTGAAGTCTTCGGTGCTCATCAAGTTAAGGTACTTGATGTCATCCGCGTAGTACGCGGTAGCTTCGGCGCCTTCGGGGCTTTCGGTCATGGCGGTCATACCGTTCCAGGCTACGCCTAGAGGATAAGTGCCGTCAGTGTGTTGAACATAGAGAACTGCCTTGCGAACGCCAGTTTCGAACAAGCGTTGGCCAGAGAGGTCCCATGAAATCTTGCCAGTAGCAGCGGGCATGGATTACTCCTTAAGCATAAAGATAGAACACATCGTGGATCAAACCATCTTTGTTGTAGGTTCGAACGCGTGTGCATTTTGGAAGCCACGAAACAGCATCCTGAATTGTGTTATCGGGATCTTTGCTGATTACGGTGACTTGATACCGTGTTTGTATAAAAAACGGTACATCGTCGGCGAACCGCGTATCCGCGGAGTCGCGTTTGTAGACAATGCAGGGATATTCCATCTGATAGCCGGAGGGCACCTGGAAATATACGTTATTGTTCCCGAGAAGAGTAGCGAAAAGCGCATGTAATTCTTCTCTAGACATTATATACGTCTCCCAGGTATAGAATAAGACGGGGTCTCTGGATTTCGATTGATCCTACTCTCCATTTGACCCCTTCATATTCTACGTAACGTATCGTTGTGTGATTTGCAAACGAAAATGCATCACCAACAAAGGAGACTGAGCTGGCCAGAACTATGTTTTCGTTCTGGTTTTCTGTTTTATCCCAGCGTCTCGAATTGCGGACCATTTCCCCTTGGTAAATTTTCTCAACGAAACTTTCAGAATGGACCCCTGGGGCGGTTTCCGCGGTTGAGACGAAACCGACTTTCCCACGAAACTTCGCCATAGGTCCTCCAGGACTATTAGTCGGCGATCTGTTCGAAGATCAACGCCGATTTGAACAGGGTCAGGGCGCCCGAGCAGCGGCCCTCGAGCAGATATTTGTACTGATTGACGTCCAGGTCAAAGCTGTCGAACTTGGTCAGCTCGCCACCAGCATCGGTGCCGATCGTGTAGTCCTTGGGATTGACCAGGATACCGATGAGGTCCATCGTCACGGGCTCAGCGTCTTCGGTCTCGCGGGTAACGCCTTCGAGAACGGGGACTTCGACGATAGCGTTGACGCGCAGGATGTCTTCGAGTTCCTTCTGGTTCGAATAGATCCGACGGCCATTCTCGTCCTTGACGAGCAGCATTTCGACCACAACGTCGGTCGTGGTGAAGAAGGTCGGGTTGCCGGAGCCCTTGTAGAGCTTGCGGGCGCGGATGACGTCTTCGATCATATCCTCATAGGTGTGGGCCTTGGGAATCGAGACGCGATGCGCATACAAGGGGTTCTCCTTGTAGATGGGGCGAATGTTCGCCTCTTTGATTTTGTCCGGGTCGTTCGCAGCGCGGCCGTCGCTCACCAGAATGGCGCGAGCCAGCTCTTCGCGAGCCTGAACGTTCATGATCTTCCAGATCCAGGCCACAACGTCCATCGTGGTGATTTCCAGGATGGTGTCACGGTCCATTTTCTGCTTGATGTACCAGGTAGCGGCCGTGGTCGTGCGCTGAGCCAGGTCCCAGTAGACTTCGGTCTTGACGGCACCAGTGACGTAGCCCTTAGCGCGGGCGGAATCATAGGTGAGGTCTGCCGTGGTCGTGCGGATGCGCGAGAAGGGCGAGTGAGTGGTCGCATTCAAGAAAGCGCCAACCCAGGCAGTGTCGCGCTGGGTCAGGATGGGTTCCTTGGTCGTGTCGTGGGCATCCGGGAACAGGAGCTCGACATGATCGATGCCATAGGTGACGGCGTGCTTGAGCATCGCGTCTTTGAACCGGATACCAGGCTTGCTGGCTTCTTCCACGATTGCCGCGAACTGGGAATGGCTCAGGGTTGGGGCGCTGAGGGTGTTGGCGGTTGCAGAGGCGTTGAAAACGTTTTCTTTCACGATATCTCCTTCGGAGTCGTCTGAATGGGCCACAGGGGCCTCGGATGAAGCGCCGCCGACCGCTTCCACGGCGTTGGCAATGATAGTGTACATGGCTTCTTTCTCGATTTCAGAAAGGCCATCAAAGATTTGGCCAATGGTCATACCTTCATTGGCGTCTGCGTGCGACAGAGTGTCGGGCAAGACTTCAAGCAGATCGCCCATAAAGATGATCGCCTCGTCTTCGACTTCTTCATCGCTGTGGGCTAAGACCAAGTTATCGATCTTAGCGAGCCCATTGGCCCCGGAAAGGACCACGCTGAGTTCGCGGATAACGCCATGGGTCACCGTCTTCTTGCTCTCAACGAGTTCGTTAGCGAAGATCGACAGCGAGTTCAGGTCCTTTTTATGGACCATGTGCTTCATGTCTTTCCCCTGCTTCAGATCGTTGAAGTAAAGGTAGGCGTATGTACCATAGTCGTCGTTCTCGAGCATGGCATGGCCAACGATGTTATCCATCTCCTTGTGGAGATGCTGGTAGAGCAAGGGAACAGTCGTACCCTCATTCTCGGCGAAGGCGCCGTGTTTGATCGTGCGGCCATCGGAGCAAAGGGTGTTAAACACTGTAGCATAACCGCTGGCGGAATAACCGTCATTTGGCTTTAGCTGCTTTTGGGGTTTCATCGGCATTTAATCGATCTCCTTTCGAGGGATCTTTTACAGGTAAGTTAATACCATTTTGAGGTGCGCCTGGTTTGGCCGTCGGATCGGCACCTTCGGTCGGGGGATTGAGGTTCTTGTTCCGCAACTTGTCCGCTTCGGGGTCTTTGTCTGGCTTGTAACCGAGGATGGATCTGATGTCGTTGGACGACAGGATCGCGTTTCTTGTCATGCTGTCCGAGATTGTCGCCAGTTCGGATGCAGGAACTAGGCTGAACGGGTCTTTGAAGAAGACAATCGACTGGCCCTGAGTTGTGGCTGTCTTGGTTAGGAAACTTCTTCGCATTGATCCTGTAATCGCCTCAAGGATCGGATGCAGCGTACGGTTGTTGTACTGGATAACCAGCTTTTCATCGGCAGTTCCATTGAGAATCTCTAAACTCACACCTAACTGGCTGTATAGCATACTCGTTAGATACTCTATTTGAGCCATCAACTGGTTCTCTGCCGGGCGGTTCAACTGGATAATCTTTTCCTGGCTGTCGATGTAAGCGACACCGTACTTACTGTCTTTCATCTGAGCTTCGATCTCTTCGCGCCGTTGACGAGCCTGGATCTTTCGACTTTCTGATTTTGCCGGGTATTGGCTCTGAACAACGATATCCAGTTTACCGCTACCACTCTGCTCGTCAATCGCGTCTAAGATATTCAGTTTATGAATTAGGCGATTTAAGGTCGAATTCGGCCGGTTCATTACTTCATAGAACGGGTTCTCAATAACAGCAACTCTGGCCTTAGGAAGAACTTTCTCAACATTGCGCCCGATCTCGTCGTTATAGATGTCGAGACGAACGTCGTTTGGATACCATTCCAGAACCTTTGCGGTTCGCATCGAAAGGATATCCCAAGAATTCGTAGCCCTGGGATTCATCGTCGTGTCTACCGGGACAATGGCGACGCTTCCTTCGTCGAACATCGATATTACGATGTCTCTGATAAAGGCACTGCCAATCTGGTCTTTGTTCGCCGAAATCGTTAGACAGTCGTTAAGACCTGTTTTCATTGTCTCGAGATAGCGACCATTTTCATCAAGACGAACGTGGCGCATGTCGATCATAGACACGTCAACGGCGATCCGATTATAGATAGCGTTGACTAACGATTTCTCATTCCCGATACGAAGTCGAGCTCGGTCAGGACGAGATGAAGACCCCTGGCCGTAATCAGGATAACCAGTCTCTCGATCGGCTAGAACGTTCCAAGCATGGACAATACGCTCTTTGATTGATGTCAATATTTACCTCCTTTCCAATTTATTCGAAATCTTCTTTGTGGAGTTTGTAGGCAACTAAGCCATCCATCATGGCCGCTACACTGTCAACCTTCTGATCATTGCGTTTCTTGAAGAGTTTGCGGTTTCCATTTGTATCCTCAAGGGTGACGCAATTGCCCATGCAGAAACTCATAAGTTCCTGGTCGAATATAAGCATTCTTTCGCCAGCTAGTTTCTTCAACTCACCAAGGGGAACAGACTCAGTCTTGGCCCCTTGTGTTACTTTCTCAATCCCGTATTCGCCATTATCTTGTATCCATTTGGCTACAAATTCTTTAGCGTTGTACGGATCGTAACCAAAACACCTAATGTCGTAGCCGTTTACCTCGATAAATTCGTCAAGATCTTTATAGACGTCGACCATGTCGAGGATGGTTCCTTCCATGATCTGAAGAGACCCTTCGGCGATGAATTCTTCATATTTCATTCGCATCGCACTGCTAAGTTTTGCGAGCGTTAGCGAAGATATGTAACATCTGGTCTTGACACCAAAGCATTCGTTTCTAAGTGGAAACAAGAAAGTAAAAGCGCAGAAGTCGTCTCCCTGGGAAAGGTCTGCTCCCATAGAACAAGTCATATTCCAAAAGTCGCCTCGTCTGTGTGGTTGGATTTCCGGGTATGTGAAGAAATACGTATACCCTTCCATCGGAATACCAAATCTCTTGGCGAGAATGTCGTTCCTTGACGAAGGTACCGCCTTCGCTCTTTCTACTTCCAACTGATAGACTTCGTAAGTGACAGTCTGTCCAAGATTGGGGTTCGCCTTGAGCCACATCGAAGGATCGTTCACCTCTTTAATGTCGTCTAATTTGTAATAGAAGATCGACACGTGAGGATTTATATAATCTCCTTTAAGTATATCAAGGAGTTCGATTTTGATAGTGTCGCCACTAGAATTCCGAATTGTACCTTCAGAACTAATGGCAACTACCAGGTAGTCGTCGAGTTTGCTTGCGCCCTGTTCAAGGGCTCCGACAACGTCTTCACGAATATCACCCGACAACCACTCGTCAATTGTTGAGATCTTAGGCCGTAAACCCTGCAACTTATCTATCGACATTGGACGAACTTCGAGCAACGACCCGGTCAGGAAGTTTTCGATGCCCTTCTTAGTAGACGCCAATTTGGTGCGGTCGGCCTTAGATCCCGTTGTGTTTTGCAACGACCCAAGAGTCAAAAATTTGAACAACGGTCCACGTGAACGCGTAATAGCGGTCCGAATAGGCGACATAACTTCGTCAGCCTGTTTCATCGTTGGAGCGGTTGTGACCTGGTGGGTTGTTGACACGTCCACATTTAGGAAATAGTTCTGAATGCAGCTTGCGTACATACTCTTCGCAGCGCCTCGTGCGACGATAAGATACTGCTTATTGATTAGACGTTTCTTAATCCTGCGTCTAACATAGCGGCCGCCAACTCCATCTTTATTGGGAACATAGACGGACCGCTCGACAAAGTAGTACCAACCGAATATCTGCTCGGCCCACAGTTTAAATGAGTCAAGCAATTTTAAATCGGCGCCATCGGTAAGAGTTAATTCATTTTCACAATAGAGAACAAAGCCCTCAACAGCGAGGTCATCGTAGTAGACGCCCGGATTATCGATTAGAGCGTCGATGCGGTTCATCTCCATAGAGATCTCGTTACAAACGGGTATCTCTCCTCGGATTACCTTTTCTCGAAACTCGCCATAATAACGCGGAACGGCTCTATTTGATAACATTACGGCATCGGTTGAGGCTTAACGCCTTTTTTGATCATGTAATTTATCGCATATGACGCGGCAGTAGCGCCGACATGAAGGCCAACTTTGGTCGCGACGTCTCTTACAACAACGTCCCGGCTTGTTTCGACAGCATTGCGGCCAACCTTCTCGTACCACGGTTTTTTCTGTGGATTTAGTTCGCGATAGGTTTTCTCAAGTTGGAGGCGGTTGGAAAGATAGCGTAATTCTTCATTACTCATCTCTTCCATGCGTTTAGACTTGATTTTTGAAGCGATCAAATGATCACCGCTCGCTGGTCCGGTTGACTTCTTTTTGCCCCAGTGCATCCCGAGGACGCCCCAGTGCTGGAGCCATTTTTCGTTTACAGTTTCCATTTGACTCCTTTACACGAATTTCCCGGCAGACGCACTCCACACTAAATCGATAACGTGGATCGCAGCCAGGGGGCTGTTTACTTGGGGAACAATGTCCGGGCCTTTTGGGGGATGACCGTAAATAACATTCGGATCTGGAAGACCGAGAGGGGCTCTTGCTTTGCGATTTTTCGCCACTTGGGTTGCTACGATATAGCCGCCTGCAACGACGGCACCGGTCAGAAGGATAGCTGCCAAAGCGCGATTATCGTCACGAACCATCTTATTGTGCTCTGCGAGTTTTGTCTTCATGACGCCGGAATTGCGAAGGCGCTTGATCTCAACATCCGTCATGTATTTAGGGTCTTTGTCGACCTTCATCCCAGTCTTTCCAAGGGCTTTGCGAAGACTTTCTTCACGACGAGCACGCATGGCTTTCGCCTTTTGTTTCGTGTAGTATTCCTTCTCGGCAGCTTTCTGAGCGGCAGCCTTGGCTTTAAGATCTTTACGGATCGAAGTCTGTTTAGCCGCGTCGGTTTTTGCAAACTTACGGGCTAACTTCTTCTGTTCTTCGGCGTGTTGTTGGTTGCGAATGCGTTCGCGTTCGTTCGCCTGATGGGCTTTAACGCCCCAATGCATCCCGAGGACTCCCCAGTGTTTGAGCCACGTTTCGGCTTCTTCAGGGGACTTGATTGATACCATTTTGACTCCTTGCTAACTCGAGATCGTGAGCCAAAGTGAATCGTGACTCGAGTTTCGTCACGATGTTCTTAAGGGCGTCCATCTGTATCCCGCTAGTTGGTGGATCGAACAGGATGCGAGTCGTAACCCAAATGTAAGATTGGACCTGACCACGGTTTGCTACTTCTGGTAGGTAATCCTCCCAGGTTTGGGTTGCTCCCGTTATTGCGTAAGCAGGGGTTGGGCCGACGCCAAGACTCTCGAGTTGGTCGATAGCACTGTTGATCGCGACAACAAGATCTTGATCAAAAGCGTTGTCAACCACATTTAAAACTTTTTTGGTTGTGTCTAGTATGCTATCTGGCACTTTAGTCCTTTCTCCCTATTCCCAGGGGGTGGTATCGCCTAATCGTCTTGAAATTGGAACTTGAGGAAGAAGTGAGGAATCGCCGAAGTGTATGGCTTGATGAGTTCTCTCCGTTGTTGTGATGAGGTACTCAGGGCTAAACACGTACAAAGATTCGCTGATAACATCTTCAACGGTGATCGGGTTCATATGATGGATGACAGCTCTTACTGGTATAAGATAACCAGGAACCCCTAAGTCAAGGGCCCGATCTCTAGCGATAACTTCGTCGCGTACGTCCCGCCAGCGCCTCGATTTGTAAAGGGCCTGGTTGACGTAGCGATTGGAACCCCAGGATGCTTGGCCTACCGTTCCATAAAGTTTGAGATAGTTGTATCGATTGATAAAGGATTGGAACTCTCGAAGTTCTGTGTAAGTCCTAATTCTCATCGTCGAAACTATCTTCACTTCTGGCATTTTGACCTCCTGTGTAACGGGTCATGGCGTCGATTGCCTCGTTAAAGAGAAGTTTAATTTCCTCTCCAGATTTAAGGTTTGTTGTTTTGGCTTCGATCAGGTTGTTTTCCTGCCTTAACCGTTCTTGTTCGAGCTTCTCTCTCGTTGATCCGAGTTTCAAATAATGCACAATGACCTGTGAACTGGCTTTCCC